CGGTTTGCAGATGGCGAGGCGACGCACGAGGAGCTGGCTGCTGCCTGGGATGCTGCCTGTGCTGCCAGGGATGCTGCCAGGGCTGCTGCCAGGGCTGCTGCCAGGGCTGCTGCCTGGGATGCTGCCAGGGCTGCTGCCTGGGATGCTGCCGGGGATGCTGCCGGGGATGCTGCCGGGGATGCTCAAAAAACAAAATTTCTCGAAATCGTAGACCGGCTGAAGCAACAACTCTAACAAAGGCAGATCAGTCATGACCATCAGCGACCTCTACGACCGCAAACACTACGGCATCGCATGGCGAGTTACGCCTTGGCTGCCTGTGATTGTTGCAATGCGGCAGAAATACCTTTGCTTACTGAGGGCTCGAAAATGACACCGCAAGACGTTGCCGACACTTGCTACGGCCTGGCCTGGCTCGCTGAGAGCGACGGGCATCCAGATAGAGCCGCATCACTGCGCGTGGTAGCAGCGACGCACCTTGAGCTTTACAGGCTTACGTGCGAGTACATGACTGCGCTAGATGCATCGATTGCAAATACAGAAACCCTGCTAAACGAGGGGGAGCGGCCATGCCACTAATCCGCCCCATATACCGCGCTGGCGACTTCCAGGGCTTCAGCCTGCTTCTTGGTGGCGAGTGGAGCCCGGCGCAGCCCTATCAAGTCCTTATGCTAGCGTGGATTGAAACGAGAGGAGAGCGAAATGGTTAAGCGATACGACTTACAGCCGATCTACTCAGGACTAGGAATCATTATTAACAACGAAGGGAATGGAGTGCTGTACACAGATTACGTATTGCTAGAGCAAGAGAACGCCCGCTTACGTGAGGCGCTTACTGAGCTACGAAATGTGCTCACAGATCACCCGGCCTACGCCTCATTAAGTGAGGAGGAGGAACTCCGCATAGGAGGCGATACTGCAACATTTTCCTATTGCGCCAGAATTGCCTTACAAGCCCTGCAAGTGAAGCCACGATGAAAAAACCACGACCAGAAAATTACGGTGGAACCATTCTCCTAGCGGTTTTGAAGAGCGTCCGAAATTGGACAGCGCAGTCTACCGCCATTCTTGCCTATACGCCAAGTACGCGCTATGTGGGGTTGCAGACCGACAAACGATAATGCTATAAAACAAACGCCCCAATTAAGGGGCGCTGGTCCAGCTCGTCAAAGCTGTGTACCGGAGTTGATGGAGAAGCGGATCATCCGGCGTTGCGCGCATTCTGCCCACGCCCACCTTCCCCGTCAATATCCGTACCTACTTCATCGAGTCAGGCCCGTCTGACGCACGATAGCTAGGGGGTCGAAACATGCCCGCCCGTCACCAAAGTGTTATTCCGGGTAAAGCTGTCCCAATTGTTCCCCGGTCGTGTATGGAACCCACCTAAGACGTGGGCTGGAAAGACCTCCAGAGGGGACCCTAGTACCATTGCCGTGTATGTACCGGATGGGAAAGGGGTCTAGTAATGCCGGAAGACTTAGGATTGCAATAAAATGACCGAAAAAGTAACGATTGGTAACGCCGAGCTTTACCACGGCGACTGCATGGAGATATTGCCAACACTGCCAAAGGTGGACGCGGTTGTTACCGATCCGCCGTATGGGATTGGCGAGGCTGCAGGAAAGAATAAAAGCCGAGGCAAGCTGGCAATCGCTAAAGACTTTGGCAATGATTCTTGGGACGATAAGCCAATATCTGACGATCTTATTTTCACGGTTAGAGCTGCAGCGACATGGTGTGCGCTATTTGGTGGAAACTATTATTCACTTCCCCCGACTAGCTGCTGGTTGGTTTGGGATAAATTGAACGGCGACTCGGATTTTGCAGATTGTGAATTGGCGTGGACTAATTTCCCGAAGGCGGTTCGTAGAATCCGATTCATGTGGAATGGGATGCTTAGGGACAACGGAGAGACCCGTGGCGACCATCCGACGCAAAAGCCTATAGGTGTTATGGAGTGGGTAATCAACCACGTTCCTAAGCCATGCGGAACGGTATTAGACCCATTTATGGGTTCCGGCACTACCGGCGTTGCCTGCATGAACCTAGGCCGCAAGTTCATCGGCATTGAGATAGAGGAGCGTTATTTCCAAATTGCGTGCGAAAGAATCGAGATGGCACAGCGGCAACAGCGTCTATTCGCAGACCCGCCGCAGTTAGCCAATCCCAGCACCAAAACCGCGCTGTTGCCAGGTATGTAGGCGATGACAATTAGCGCAAAGCAAGCGGAGGTTTTCAGCGTTGGCGGCCCAGTCCTTGAATCGCCGCGTCCAAGTGTAGTGCCCATCCTTGGGGCGAATCTTTTTCGCGGGGTCTATGTGATCTATATCAATGGCGCGGTGATCTGCAAATCCACACTTAGAGCACTTGCCCCCGAGCGCGGCTATCAATTCAAGTTTGCGTTTCCAGTGGCTCGCTTTCTTATGGACCGAATAGCCGTTGTTGTTCCAGTAGGTTTTCTGACAATGCGGAGTACAAAAACGCGTTTTTGCTTTCTTTCCGCACCCTTTGCACTTCCCTGTGTTCGGCCATCGATGGGCCAAGTAGCAGGACTGGCTGCAAAACTTTCCGGTTCCATTTTTGAGTCTGTAAGCGTGCATCTTCGACGGCTTCTTACAGTGCTCGCATGTGATCTCAACGCGCTCGGTTCTCATTGCCTAAGTTTATCAGAACTAGCAAGCCGCAAGTACTTCGACATCGCCTGTCAAAGAATAGAGCAAGCACAAAAGCAAGTTAGGATGTTTGAATGACTGCGGTAAGTACTGATTCCCAACTCTCGATCTTTGTTTAATCTAGGGCAAATTGCGCCCGGAGGGGGGAATATGCCGTTACTACATAAAGTGGATTGCGAGTGCAACGACTGCAACTGGAAAAGAAATGCTGAGCAAGAAGAATCAGAACTGGAGCGCAGCCTTGATGAGAGGCTGGCGAGAATTAACGAGCTAGATAGTGAACTTAGGTCACTGAAATATGACGTGTCGTATATTCGACGATCTCTTGCTAGTTATCGAAACAAGCGAAAGGCGGAAGCAAAAAAAGCCGCAGACCCATTGCGAGGTGAAAAGGAAGCAGCTAAAGAGCAGTTGCTAGTAGCTCGTCGAGAAAGGTGGGAGAGGGTTCTTGCCATGCGAGAATCCGGGATGTCATTCCCGCTAATTGGTGAGGCGCTAGGCGTTAGTTCAACAATGGCGAAGTCGATTCATTCCAGGGCTGAGATGATCAAAGCATTTGAGGCTAGGTTCGGAGTTGCTTTTGTAAAGCAGCCATAGCGCACGTGTGGTTTATGCGTATTGAGAACCAGCGGGGAGAGGGGAGAATTGAAGAATGGAAAAAGTAACGATAGGTAACGCGAGCAAGTTAGGATGTTTGACTAACTGCGGAAAGTACTGACTCCAAACTCTCTATCTTTGTTTAATCTAGTGCGAATTGTGGACGGAGGAAAATTGTATGTTTGAGTTTAAAGAATTCCCAAAGATCGCACGACTTAATCGCGAAGTTATTGTGACCGAGAAACTAGACGGCACTAATGCGTGCGTGATCGTTAGCGATGACGGCGCGCAGGTCGCAGCGCAATCTCGCTCAAGGTTAATCACGCCAAGCGATGACAATTACGGTTTTGCAAAATGGGTGCAGGCGAATGCGCAGGAATTGCTGCGGCTTGGTCCTGGCCATCACTTTGGCGAATGGTGGGGGCAAGCGATCCAACGCAATTATGGGCTAACTGAAAAGCGCTTCTCGCTGTTCAATACAAGCCGATGGGGGAACGATGAAACGCGCCCGACGTGCTGCCATGTGGTGCCGGTTATTGTTCGCGGAGCGCCTATAGATTCGTTTGCTGTGGTGGGGAAGGCCATTGAGGAACTAAAGACCATCGGAAGCTTTGCGGCTCCTGGTTTTATGAAGCCTGAGGGCGTCGTCGCATTCCATGTGCAAGGCAATCTCATGTTCAAAGCGACGCTTGAGAAGGACGAGGAATGGAAAGGGAAAAGCAAAGCCTAGGTATTGTCCCCAATAGCGCCTAACGTGAGAGCGTGGAGAATTGAAGTATGAGCAGACAAGAACTTGAGAAAAAGCGCGACGAACTTAACCTGCGGATCGCTGACCTTGATGACCAATTGCAAGCGGTCCTGGTCTCGCTTTTATCGCTAGATGCAATTGTGCCGATTGGCGGAATTATTGAATGGAAGAAAGGCAAAACATATTTGCGCGGTCGGGTTGCCGCTTATGAGGATTGGGTTGGGCATGTTGCTTACAATGTTATTTCAATCCGTAAGGACGGAAGCCCCGGCAGTTCAACGAGGGTGTATCCGTATCACAAGCCTGTAGCGATTACAGAGTAACCATGAGCAACACAACAGCATAGGAGGGTTTAGATATGCGTACCGGGGCATGCTATTGGAGATTTAAAGGCGAAATGCCTTGGCGATACGGGTATTGCACAGAGGCCGGGGCCGGGCTTTATCGAATGGGCGCGTACAACGGCGACACATGCGGCGGGGTTTTAGTTGATCGAATTGACGTAGAGGTTAAGTACTAGATGCGTCGGCTGGCTATGTGGTTAGTGTGGAATGTGCCTTGCGGGCGGTTAGCTCCAAAATTATTAGCGTATGCGCTGAGAACAAAGGCCAAGAGGATTGAGCCATGAGCAAACTAAAAGGCACTCCCAAATCCAAAACCTGCCCGCCTGACTTTAAGGTCGAAGTCTCCATGCGTGTCTGGGCTGCGCAGAACGTCCCAGGCGTGGACATCGACTTTGAGACGGACGCTTTCAAGGACTATGAATTCCCTCGCTCCCATAGCTCTTGGGTTGCCACCTGGCGCAATTGGATGCGTGAGGCATACCGCAGGCAGTCTCGATACATGCCACCAAAGCACACGCCTAGCGTAATCGTGGCCGACGCCGAAATGGAAAAGCTCAAGAGCCTTCGTAGCGCGTGGAGCGTTCCATCTTTCCGCGATCCGATGCAAGGCGAAACAGTGAGCGAGTATCGTCGTGCGATGAGTTCGGCGAGTGATGAGGCGAAGGCATCGAGAGCACAGCCTAGGCTGTTTGTAGTAGGTAAATGAGGTTTTAGCATGAGCGATTACGATAAAGGCTGCAATGGCGAATTGCCGGTTGAGTCGCTGACTCCCGAGAAGATCGCGGTAATTCAGCGAGAGCGTGACGGCGCGGTAGATGATTTAATAAAAGCAGAACGCCGCGTCGCGGAGCTTGGGCGAGAAGCAACAGAAGCGCACAAATACTTAGATGCAGAGAAAGTGCCGAGGGTGGTCACTCAATATGATGGAAGTCTACTTACGCTGTCGCTTCTGGGTCGATTGGAGTGGGCGTCGAGTAATCACGCTGATCAATTGAAATCTCCACCGACTGACAAAGTTTATTCGGTGCCCGCACTACCGATCAATGCGGACGATGAGGCGATTGTCGATGCTGCCGTCGATGCCGCAATGGCTAAACAATCTCTACCGACTAAAGGGCGTATGAGTGAGCTAACTCCCGCCGCGATGCTAGCCGGTCTTGTGGATAGCGCCTACCGTGACGGGTATGGCGACGGTCCCGGCGACGGCGACATTACGGTCAACACTGAGTCGCACATCGCGGTGCTGCGTGACTACATCGAATCCCAAGCCGCCAAGATCGCGGAGCTTGAGCAGAAATTAGCAGATGCAGAAAACGTGCGCGCTGTTGACGCGCAAACGATCGAAGATTTAATGCGGTCACCTCCACCGACTGACGACGCGCAAGTCGCTGAGTGCGGTTGCCCGTATGTCACACGGAATGGCGTGCGTGTTGTGCATCACTGCTACTGCAAGTCGATAGCATTCTCCACCGCCGAACGGTGATCGAGTTTTGATGTGGGCGATTCGACAATTGCTAGATGCGCTCCCGCAAAGCCGTGGCTCTGGATCGTCTACGCAGACGGTAGTGACAACAAAGCAGAAGCAAGTAAGCATTGGCCTAAAAGATGATAATCCGTTTGTGCTTCCGTTTAGTTTGCAAAGGTCCGCGTGTATATATCAGAGGTACTTCTGCCCGCTAGAAGTGTCTCCGAACAAGCGCGCATCGACCAGAATCACATGGTGAATAATTACTACAACGGTCTACGCATTAAGCGTGTAGGCGTTGGACTGAACACGATATTGTTTAAGGTGATGCGCGGCAACAGATGCATCCATACAGCAATCGGTGCGAATGAGGCGAGAAGGTGGATTGATGACCAGATACAGACCGGACAACACACAAAAAAGCATCGTTGCGGAGTTGCGCAAGCGTCATTACACGGTGGAGATAATCGGCCAGCCTGTCGACCTGATCGTTAGGCATCCGACTTGGCGGCCTAACTTTTGGGTGATGGCGGAATGCAAAACAGCAAACAGAGCCGATGGGACATACAAGCCACGAAAGGATCAGGCCGACCAAACGAACTACTGCATCGCGCACATCATACCAATGTGGACGACGTTAGAAGCGGCGCTAGAATATCTTGAGAAAGCGAAAGAGATTATCGGGTATGACTAACAAATCGGAATACATGCGCAGCCCTGCCAGCGAAGCGCAACAGACTAGCAAAACATCATCGCTTCGCCGTCGTGCGAACGAGGAATACAAGCGCAAGATGCTACGCGATGAGATAGCGCGCTTGTTCGGCCCAACGAATCGCGAGCTTGTGAAGAAGTATTTGAGGTCTGAACACTTGTAGTTAACGGGGCGATCGGCGGGACTTTCCCTCCCTGCTGCAATTACCGAGCCGCTATAGAAATGTAGCGGTTTTTTTTGGATGGCGCGGCGCGCGGGAGTCCAACCCACAACCAGTATCCGTAAGCGCTTACGGTACTGGCAAGAGCTCATCGCCGCATAAACTAGAGAATCGGAGCTACTTTAGTTACGGCCTTCAACAGACCGGCAATTTCGCCCCTATCCCGTGTGGTGGCCGTTCTAATCGGCTTGTAGGACGAAGCTCAGAGCATAGCCACCGCCTAGCGAACGAATAATTAAGCCCTGTCGTTGGCGCTTCCATCAGCGCCGCACCACACGCCGCCTATTATCCACACCACCGCAATAAAAGCATCCGTATAAGCGCGTATTCCATCCCATGGCAAGTGGCGTAGAGTTGCGAAAACACCGGAGCACACCATGGCCATCGACATTAAAACAGTTCGCAAATATCTCAAGGCTCAAAACATCAGCGAACACGATGCGTGCAGTGATGAGCTGGTTCTGAATAGTGATCAGGCACCCGATCTTTTTGAGTACCTTGATACATACGAAAACTCTAAGAAGTTTAGCGCGGAAGCTGCGACGAATGTTGCGTACCTGATTAGGTCAATAATCCTCAAAGCCTACGGCCATCAAGCAGACGACTGGAAATACCACGAGCTAGCACGTGAGCGCGAAGGCGTGTTTAAAGAGATGAAAGATAATCCAGACCCGGAGACTCGTTAAATGAGCATCGAGCAACCAGACGAACTAGCAGACCGCGAGCACGACTTAATGCGAGCGCTACACATGCCGATGAGCGCGGAGGCGCAGAAGGTGGCAATGTTTGACGAGATGGTGTCGATGCTGGATAAATGCGCAACGACATACGCTGAGTTTTCGGGGTATTTCTACATTACCGGGAAATCCAACATGGAAACGGCGGCGAGAATAGCATGCGAAGCAAGCTCCGAGCTTGTAGACAGAGCCAGGGCCATCAAATGATCTTCTGGGCGCTCACTGACTGGCTAAAGCTCAAGTGCAAACAGCTTGTGTGTAAGCACGACTATTGGACTATTAACGGCGTTAAGTGTTGTTACAAGTGCGACAAGGGGCGATCATGATTGATTTCATTTTGATGGCGTTCGTATTCGTGTGCATGTTTCTGTTGCTTGGGTGGCTTAATACTAAGCTTGAAAAGTTCGAGAAGTATTGCGATAGGTACAAGGTGAAGCCGCATGATGAGTAAACCAAAGCCTAGCCAATTCGGGTGGCTGCCTATCGTATCTAGCGGCTTCGGCTACGATCCGTTTGCAGTTCGTGATTCAGTCCGAATGTTCTATGAGCGATGGCACACACAAGGCGGGGAATCCGCCCGTGACCACTGCGGAATTATGAAGCGAGCACACGACATGCCCGACCTCAGAACATACGAATTCAAGGCGCTGGGGGATAGAGCGTTATCGAGATTGCGGAACATTCGAGGATCGATGAAAACAAATGTTGTTCAATTCACGAGGGCAAAGCGATGAGCAAGCAAACACAAGCCGAAGCCTACTTGATGGAGGGTCACTCACTCACACAAGAGCAGGCGCGCGCAATGTGGAACTACTGGAGGCTCGCGGTATGCATCAACCGCATGCGGGAGTATCCACGCCTTATCGGAGTAATAACCGAATTAGTCGGCGACTCAAGGCACGCACAGTATTACATACCGAAAAAAGAAATCGCGCGCATACGTAAAAGCCGAACTAGTAAAGCGGCGTAGTGAGTGGATAATTGCGATATGACGAAGTACGAAAAAGTGATGCAGAACCTACGCGAATCGCTCGCGCACGCTACGCCTGAGGAAGAAGCGCAACCGTCGTACTGCATGGTGCGTAGGGATGAGCTAGAGGCGTTGATTCTAGTTGCTGAAAAAACAGATGGATTTTTATGTGCAGTTGACACGGCAAAAGCAATGTATGGCCTTGCATTTTCGATAGGTGAACTAGAGAACTGCGCAGATGAGTAGCTGGCAACAATTAGTTAACAATGAGGTGATGAATGAGCGAACAAACAGAAAGCATTGGGAAGCTGGCAATGGCCTTGGCAAAGGCGCAAGCCAAAATTCTTGGCGCAGTGAAGGACTCGAAGAATCCGTTTTTCAAAAGCAGCTACGCCGATCTTGCCAGCGTGATCGAGTCGATCCGGCTTCCGCTAGCTGAAAACGAGCTGGCGTATATCCAAACCACCGACGTTGACGATACCGGCGTTACCGGCGTTACCGTCGTTACCACGCTTGCCCATTCGTCAGGTGAGTGGATTCGCGGTCGATTAAAGATGCTTCCAAAGGACATGAGCCCGCAAGGTTTTGGCTCTGCCATCACGTACGCTCGACGCTATGCGCTCGCCGCGATTGTTGGCGTAGCTCAGGTGGATGACGATGGCAATGCCGCCAGTCAGCCGGATAAGCGCACAGACCCGCGCCCGGATGGGTGGGATAAGCAAGATACCAAAGCTGTAAACGAAGCGACTAAACGCATCCTAGACGCTGTGAACAATGGCCACGATGTTGTTGAGGTGTGGAACGAATACAAAGACGACCACGCCTTTGCGACGGCTGTGTTCTCTGGGCTTCCAAAACAGGTTAAAGACTTTATTCGCGACGAGGTTAAAAAGGCATCATGAGCTTTCAGCATAGAGACGGTAGCGGCTCGCTATTCCGAAACGACAAGCAGGGTGTAGAGAAGCGCCCCGACTGGCGCGGTGACATCATACTAGGCGGGGTTCTGTACGAGGTGAGCGGGTGGGATAAGCCTACCCGCAACGGCGATTCGTTCATCAGCATGAGCGGAAAGGTTAAGACCATCGGCTCGAAGGTGCCAACGGGCGGAAAGAATGATCCGAGACCGGCGACACAGCAAGGCCCAATTGAAAACGAAGATTTTAACGACAAAATCCCATGGTGACCTATGATCAACATATTTATCGACATCGAAACGCTGCCAACATCTAACCAGGCCATAAAGGATCGCTTGACCGCAAATGTCACGGCACCTGGAAACTACAAAAAGCCAGAATCCATTGCAGAATGGATGGCGACCGAAGGTGAGAAAGCAAAGCAAGATGCCATCAATAAAACCGCATTAGACGGCACGTGGGGCGAGTTACTTATGATTGGCCTTGCGGTCAACGATGGACCAGTTCAGTTGCTTACGCGCAGCGGTAATGAGGGGCAATTGCTGTTTAGCTTTGGCGGACTGCTTGACGATCTTTGCAAGAAAGAAACCGCAATAGGTGGTTGGCAATCTAGCGCAACGTGGATCGGGCACAATCTGATTGATTTCGACCTGCGTTTTTTGTGGCAACGCAGCAAAGTTTGGACTTCTCGATTGCCGTTTAAGCTTCCAGTAGGAAAACCTAACTACAATTCGGGTCCGTTCGTTTTCGACACGATGAAAGAGTGGTCCGGGTATGGCGGGCGCATCAAGCAAACCGACCTTGAGCTGGCTTTTGGCATTGCTAGAAGTGACGAAATTACAGGCGCAAACGTTGCGCAAATGTATGCAGACGGGAAGATTGACGTGATCGAGAATCACTGCCGCCAGGATGTTGAGAATCTGCGCGCGATCTATCGACGGATGACAACATGACCGACAAAACCGAATCCCAACTACTATCCGACCTCATGGACCTAGTGCGTGAGCAAGATCGGGTGACTACGTTGCTGGCGAAAAAGACGGTGGAGCGATTGAATAAAGAAATCGCCGTGCTTCAGAACCCGGCCACCGCGGTTGGTGGAAGCGGGGCAGAATCAGAGGGGCCTATTTCTATCGGAGTAAAGCCGGAGGGCTTCAAGGACTTCGTAGACGAAGACAAAGAGCGGGCGGACTTTGAGGTGTGGTTTAACTCATTTCCTAACTATCCTGGCGCATGGGCGGCATGGCTAGAGCGTGCGCGTCGTGGCTAAGCAGATTACACAGGATCGAATGGAGGACGCCATTGCGTACCTATCTGAAACCGACGAAGCGGCGGCAGAAGCGAAAACCGATGTTGAGCGAGAAGACTATCGCGCGGATGCAATCAAGGATGCCGTGTTCCTTAGATCAGGTGGTAATGTGGCTGAACGAAACGCAATCGCAAATACTCACCCTGAGCACCAAAGCGCTAAAGACAAATACTTTGCAGCACTTCAGCGATACGAAACAATGCGGAACAAGCGAGCAACCGAATCAATCGTGGTGGAAGCATGGCGAAGCGTAAATTCAAACCGCAGGCAAGGACAATGATTAACTGCCCCTTCAACTGCGGTCCGCTCATGTTTCACAAGCAAGTGTGGGGACGTGTGCAGCATTGGTATTGCCCGGTGTGTGTGTCTGTGGTGTTAATTCCAGTATGAGCAAGATCACAGAAAGCGCTAGGGGCGAGTGCTGTGCTGTTCGGTTGCCAGAAGTCTGCAATCACAACATCGAAACAGTTGTCTGCGGGCATTACAGGTTAAGCGGGTATTGTGGCACCGGAATAAAACCGCCCGACTGGATGGCTGCTTATGTGTGTTCTGCTTGTCACGATGTTATCGATGGGCGTGTTGAGGTTCACTGGTTAAGCCGTGATGCGATTCGACTGTATCACGCAGAAGGCGTTCTACGCACTCAAGCAAAGCTTATTGAGAAAGGGCTATTGGAGGTAGTGAAGTGAAGCGTGGGTATTATCCAGAGCCGCACCATATCGATGCGGATACTTCGATCTTGCTCTACTCATGGGAGTGGCCGCAATATATCCGCAACTACGAGGTTCCACCGCTTCACTGGAACCGATACACAAGAGAAGGGCGAGCCTTACTGCGGAAGGCTGGAATGACAGTAAAAGAAGCTTGGTTGCATCCGGAGACGTTATGAAACGATTTAAGACGTGGAAGCGGTGGGCGTACGTAACCAAGGGCGGCATGTCGGTTGGCCTTTTCCAAGATACAAAGTGGGACGTACATTGCCGTGTGCTTCTTGAATCCGACTATCGAAAAGTCATGGCCGTCTACAATGCGGCGATGAAGTACAGCGCGCTACCATCGGGCGCGATCTGCAACAAAGAACACATTGCGCTTGAGAGAGCTTGCGAGAGGGCGAGAAAGTGAGCGAGTGCAAGCATGGTGAGCTAGCGCGTAGCTGTTGGCATTGCGAAAAAGATTCACGAATAGCAGAGCTTGAAGCAGAAAACGAAAAGCTTAAGGAGATGGTTGCGCGCTATGCGGATATAGCGGCAAGGGAACAAAGCGATAGGGCTTTGGCCGAGGAGTTCTTTAGGGGCGTTATTGACACGCTAACCGCAACTAAGTCGTCTATTCTGCCTGAGTTTTAGGCTGCAACGCGCGAATAGATTCAAGCTTACCCTCAAGACATTTCGAGTACGATTCCTGATATGCCAACGCCACTAGAATTAAATCACCGCCTGTTAGTCCGTTGCGAAGCGTTGGAGGCCGACCTAAACAGGGCGCTAGGATGCGCGAATCAATTGGAACGAGCCGCTCTACTTCAACACGAACAATTTCCGGCTTCACCTTTACCACTGGTGCTGTTGAACAGGCTTGCAATGACAAAGCTATACTTACGGCTAATAACTGAGTCATTCGACCGAGCATGGCACCACCTCACGATTGAACCTAGCGCAAGCGTCGTCGGAGAGTGATTGCTCGAAGTGCTTTCTAATTTCCTCAAGGCTCTTTTGATTCTGTTCGGCTTCTTGCTGTTGCCGGTCAACCTGATCTTGCGCATCTTTCTCGCGCTGTTGTCGTGCTGCTACCTGCTCTTGTTCGGCTTGCTGCTTGTATTTCTCGACGGCCTCTTTCGCCTCAGCGATATCCTTATCAGCTTGCGCAAGACATGATGCGTTAGCCTCTTGTGCGCCGCGTTCTTCTGCTTTGTTGATTTGAGCGCGATACCAGAACAAAACGCCTAGTACCAGAACGGCCCCGGCGGCGTATTTCCAGTATTTGAGAAGCATAAGCATTAGAAGAAGTCCCCGTTCATCTCTTTGTGAATGAACTTGCTCGCAATGTAAACGGCTGTGTCAATCTTTCCTTCACTAGTAGCCACCCACATCTTGCCGTCCTTTCCATATCCAAGAACTAGCACGTAGTCGAGCTTATCTATTGCGCCGGTCAAAACATCGTTTGGCGGGATAGGTAGCTTCGTGATGCAATTCAGCTTAACAACGTTACTCACTTCCCTTCTCCGTCAGCGATTGAGCCGTGAAGAATCGCGTAACAATCACGCCAAGGCCAACAGACATGTTTGCAAGCGCAACGAAGTTTGCCGGTAGGTATTGTTCAATGGCCTGCTTCGCTTCTGGAAGCTGCATGTAACCAAGTACAACAACAGAAAGGCCGAGCCAGTTTGTTTTGCTCTTGAGCGAGCCTTTAACGATTGGGGTCATGGTTTAATGTAACTCCGCCAGTTCCTCATCTGAAAATGGGCGGCTTCCAGAAACGGCGATCCAGGTGCGCCGAACCATTCTAGTCCCGCCTTCATTCCGATGTCGCCGACTTGCTGCCATATTGGGTGAACGTTTCGCGCATCGAATTCCCATAGCGGTTTCCCGCCAACCAGCGGCACAACATCCAAAGCCATGCCGTAGTTGTGAGCGCTAGAGCCTGGCTTTGCCTTTGTTACGATAGGCCCAGGAACATCGCGCCCTTTAGCGTATAGCGCCGCCTGTTCTTCGAGTGAGCGAAGCGTGCAGGTTACTAGCAAGTCGATCCCCGCCGCCTTACACGTCGCTGTAAAGTTGTAGGCGAGTGGCCTGATACGCTCGTCAAGGTCTTGCAGGGATCGGCTAGCCATTTAGAAAAACCAAGCGCCAAGAATTACGCCAACAACCAAAGCAGCTACAACAACCCAGACTTTCGTTGGTTGCTTGCCTGCTTCTTTTGCTTTCTCGCCGACCTCTTGGGCCTTCTGTTTCGCTCGATTGATAATGATGTCGTCGTCATCGGATGCCATATAGTTTCTCCTGTACTTCTAATTTGCCCTTTAGTTCCTTGACGTGATTATCAAGGAGGGTAAACGCTGTAGTCTTTTCTCTGTTGTCCGCTATCACTCGCGTCTCAGTCATTTGTATTTGCTGAAACAGTTCGGCGCGGTCAACTTGCATTTTTTGCTCTAGCTCTGAGCGTATTTTGTTTGCCTGCACATATGCCGGAATTGAAAAGCCAAACGATATGCCTGCTAGAATTCCACACAACACAATCCAAGGCATCGGCTTATTGACGCTGTTGTCATTTTCGCTGTTTTGCTTCACTACAGCGCTCGTGCTTCCGCCCGGCTTCGCATCGACATTCGCCTCAAGCGCATAAGGGTCGAAGTCGGATGCAAGCGGTCTTGTATGTTTGCCGCTCATGGTTGGCTCTTTCCGAAATGATCAAGCGCCCAAGCTATGAACCCCGCAAGTGTCACGATAATACCAGCGACGGCAGTTAGTGCGATCCAAATGCCTTTCACAAAGTTTTTATCGCCGCGAAGCGTATCGACATTTGAAGTGACAACACTAACGCGCTCATCAATGCTTTTATAGATGTTGCCAATATCTTTTTGAACACCTTCGTTGATAACCTGCTGATGATCCATAAAAGCGCGAACATAGCCCATATGCTCCGCTTGCTTCTCGCGCCAAGCCTCAACGCTTTTTGCCGATTCTTTTAATTCGTCAGCAAGCCGCTTAGCTTCGTGCTCGAATGGGTTTTTTGTTATTGGCTCACTCATGGGCTATTTCACCGGGCTTGGTTTCGCTCATTAGTTCGTGACCAGAAAATTAAGCGCCCAATCAGCCGTCGGGGTCAATCTCGATGTCAGCGTCATCCACCTCTGCTGAAGTCGGAATCCGCAAGCACCGTTCGATACCGGCTTCGAAATGCAGACTTTAACTGTTTAGCTGTTATCAAATTGTTCTCCTGCTACGGCTTTTATGCATGCCGTGTCGCCTGGATCTGTTATTGGTTCACTCATGCGTGCTGCTCAAGTAGGCTTAGTCGCTGGTCCTTCACTCATTGGCTGCGCTCATTATGCTAGGGTTGCCGTGCCGCCAAGCATGCGCCACTGACCTTCCGTGAAATACAACAAGGCGTCGTCGTCAACGTCATTGAATGTGATCGTTGTGCCCTTCGCGAGATTCGTCGGGGTTAGCGTTCCGTCGCCGCCATCCGTCTTCATAATGAGCAACTTCATTTGCCCCTCGCCGCCATCTGCTAGCGTTAGAGCATCGGCGGCAGTAGTCACGATGTGAGTTGTTCCTGCGGCAATATCTATCGCGCCCGCACCTGTGCGCGTTTGCACGCTTGGGCTGATATTGCGGATTAGCGATCCGGCCACGCCAGACAAGAAGCCCACAATGTTAGCGGTTGTGAAATCCGTACCTGCGCTCTTGCCGTTAATGTTCTCAAGCACACGCGGAGCCACGTTGTTGTAACGGATGCCATACTCCCCGCCAGGGATTGATGTGCGCTGATGGAATGAAACGTTTTTGGTGATGGACCCGGTAGCGCCGGATTCGTGCTGAATTCCTGCCGATGCAGACGCGCCGAAGTCTGTTATCTGCCCGCTTACCTCAACATCTGCGCCAGTGTTGTAAAATGCCGCCGCTGTTGTCGTGTCTGTGTTGATTCTAAAAACAGACTTCGCGCCACTATTTTGTATCGCGGGATTAGTCGATGTGCAGTTGTTTACCGTTGCGTCGATCTCTGCTTTTGCAGCGTTGTTAACGCCACGGCAAGCAAGGTCTGCGCCAACAAATTTAGCCTTAACAAGACCGGTTGCTTCTGCGCGAATGTTCAGCACGGCTAGCGCTGTGGTAGTGGTTACGCCCTTAGCGTAAACTTCAAGGTCAATATCCTCCACCGCGCCAGAAGAATCGCCGATCTCAATAACGCCATAGCTACCGCTTCCGGTGCAGTCGCCAGAATCGACAGAGCCTTTAACGTCTACCGCTCTAGCGATTTTCAAGTTAACGTCACCACCGTTTTCAAGGCGCGGCATGTTTAGTCGCACTTTCGTGTTAGTGGTTCCTGCATATCCAGTGATTACTAAGTTCCCGCCAGGATTATCTTTGTACAATCCACCGTTCACATACAGGCCGCTGCAATAAATATAGCCATTGTCCGGTTCGGCATCGAATCCAATCTCTGCCGCAGCTAAACCGTTAGCGCCAGAGAATTCGCAATCGTCAAGATAGAGATTCTTGTAGGCAATTGCTGACCCGCCATTCCGGTAAGCGTTTTTAGCAGTACAGCGAATCAATCTGCAATCAGTTGGATAGGATGCGGCTGTGGCTGGGGTGCTAGTTGTGAACGTAACTCCGTCAATTACCGCGTTGGGGAAATGGCTGTCATGGAAGCGCAAGCGCTTGCAAATATCCGCGATGTACAAGCTATAAGCCCCAGCTTCGCCGGGGATTGTGCGTCCAGCGCGATTAGCATCTAACGTTAAATCATATATGTCACCGTCCTGACAATTAGTGAAGTACATCATGCCGTAGCCGCCAACCACGCCCGCGCCATCGAGCACTTTAATGGTCATGCCGCGAGCAAATACTTTAAAATTCGTCTTGCCGGTGAAAAGTAACCCGCTTAAATTGTCGGCGTTGATTCTGTACGTGTCGCCATCACCGTAAAGCACAAATCCACTTGCGCCAACCGATGCAATCCAATTAAGTATTGCCTGGGTGTCGTCAACTACGCCGCCGCCGACTGCCCATCGCTTTATGTGCCCAGGCTTATACGCATAATTAACCGGCGTCACACTAGCCGCTATCTCTGCGGCGGTGCGCGGATAAAGAATCGCACCTAGCTCAGCTTGCGATAGCAGAATCGAATTAACCGGATCAATCGTATCTACAAGAACTTCACTGCCGCTTGAATAGTCGTAACGACTGCACTTATAAGTGATGGATGAGTCAAGCCAAATGACTTGCCACTCTCCGTTTGCATTTGCGGATACAGGCTGCGTGATTGGCGTTGTCAGCGCCGAGGTCGTGTAAACGGGCGTGGCGGTTGTTGTGTTTGTGAGATAGAAATAGAGTCGCTCCGATGCGCGCAGAGCGCCGCTGGTGCTGAATGCGAGCGCTTTAGGAAGATGGAATAGTTGGCTCATAGCGGATAAGAAATAAGACAGCCCTCTGGCAGACCTTTTGTTCCTGAGCTTGTGAAATTTGATCCTGCTGTGCCTAGCCCGAACGAAATTGTGCCGCTCAGGCTTACGGTCGCCCATCCAAATGAGTTAGCTCCGTTATCCTTTAGCATGCAGGGTACATATCTGAGCGTCGCGGTTAATGTCTGTAATGCAGATGGCAATCCGGTCATTGTCATGTCGGTTGTGTTGGATGTGCCTTGAATTGATGTCTGAACATATAAAAAAGCTAAGTTCTCTATTTTTCTATAGGTTACGATTCCAGTTGTTGAAGCGGTCATTCCGGTTAGCGTTCCAGTAAATGAGCCTTTGTATTCTTCCGCGCCGTCCGCCCATATGTTTAAAGCATTATGTTTAAGGCGAAGGCGATTTCCAAAACACAAAGAAACGCTTCCGCTAATGCCATTTCTATAAAGCGTAACTCCACTAGCTGGGGTTACCGTGATGATTCCAGTTGACCCGTTTTCTATCTCAACGATAGCCCCCACGGGGAACACACTTTGTGGAATGGTGACTGTCTTTGTAACTGATCCGGGGTAATAAATGGTCTTTCCAATATCGCCAACAACCAACGTGTAATCGACTGATTGTGAATTAATCGTCGTTCCACCGATCAGCACATCTGAATCCGGGAAGGTGATTTGTCTATTTGCGGTGAGCGTAGCGGGAGACAGTGTTTGCGTGTACGAGCCGGTCTTGATCTTTACAGAGCTAGAGAGAATTAGATCGCGCCAACGCTGTAGCGGCGAAACACTACCCAAATCTGAAGTGCCGTCAGTCAAAGGAACGAGACTATTCAAGAATGACGGGTTTGACGGCAGATTGTCCTCATCGTAAATCGTTGCGCCTGCCTCTGTCTTCAATACTTGCCTGTGATTCGTTGCGCTAGCGGGATTGATATGGATTGCTGGGAGAACGCCGGAACCGTTCGCTTCAATTGGCTGCGCATGCGGAGTCGTGAACGCACCATCTTGATACGAAACAAACGTCGTTGTTGTTCCGGCTTGATACAAGTACAGCTTTGCATTGGCAACGACTTGCCCGGCACTATCGGTAGCGAGTTGTTTTGCGAGGGAAAGGAGCATTAGCGCTTTTTCTCCATCTTCTTTTCATGGGGCAGCTTAATAAGCGCATTGGGCGTGAAATTGTAGCCACCGGAAAGCGCATTTTGGAATCCGTACTCGCCCGCCGCAAACTTTCGTCCGGCTTTTGTGTAGGCCATTAAGCCCATACCGCCAATAGCCGGTGTTGCAATCAATGGATGCGTTGCGGCTCCGGCTACCATGCCGCCAACGTTTGCCAAGCGCGCGCCTGTCATGGGTGTAATCGTTGCGAAGGCCTCCTCGCCAGCTTCCGACATATCGCGGCCCAATCCGCCGCCAAATGCATATTGAGACTTTCCGATAGCTTTCGATGAGCTGGATTTTACGGCTTGATGCAAATCGTATGGCGAGAACTCCTTGCCACCACGATAAACAGCATCCTCAACTACCTTGTAGTGCGCGTACTTTGAATCGACTTCTTTGAGCAGCTTAAGCTGCTGCGCCCACTTCTTTCCTGACAGCTGCGATTCAAGTACTTCGCCTATTTTTGATTCCGCATTGGAGTAAATGAGCCTTTTTGCCTGCGCCTCAAGAGATTGATCCTTGATAGAGTGAATGTGTTTTCGCAGTTCGCTACGCACCGATAAAAGGTCGTCGGTTGTCTGCATCTTTCTGCCAAGGATATTACCGAGCCAACTCGCCGCCTGTTTTCTTGTTGCGGGAGATGCATCTATCGCTCGATTTGATACTACTTTGCCAATTGCAACGTTCAACGGAACATCGGCCCCTTGGTTCATAATGACCGGCATTCCTTTGCTGGTACGCAATGGAATCTTTTTTATCGGATCATAGGCAGGCTCGAACGAATCGTAAACAGATTCAAGCGTTCTCGCGATGTCTCCCGTTTTTTGTACTTGTTGCCCGGGCGGAACCGCGTCCAAGATCGCCGCCTCGCGCCATTGATTTTTTGCTGCGTCGCTACCCTGCCGAACGATCGGTCCGGCGATCGGCAGCGTCTCCCACCCTTCTTCTACTTGAGCGAACTTGCCCCTAGGGTTCATTTGCTTCGGCGTAAGGTCAACTCCTTTTGCGCGTAGCATCTTTGCGTTCTCGGTGATGCCGACGGGTGATTTTAGGAAATTCCTGGTTGCGCCCGTTGCCGCGCTGGCGATCGTGCCACCGAGAATTGATCCGGCGATCTGCCCGCCAATTCCCATGTCATTTTCCCTTGCAACCGATCCGCCAATCGCAGAACCAACCGCAGACGATACCTGCCCCTTCGATGAGCCCATCGCCTGACCAAATTTTGCAACGCGCGGTAATGCCTTTCCGGCAACCGACGAAACGGCACGCCCTGCCGCCATGCCGGTTGGAATGGCGGCAATGTTCCGCACAAGATCGCTCGTGAAGCGCTCCCCAGCATCGCGGTCTTCAAGCAGCGGATCGCCGAAGCCATGCAGCGCACGGCTAACCGGCATATAGGTCTTCTCGCCGGTGATCGCATGGGTAAACCCGGCGCGTGGGAGATCGGCTATATCGGCCGCTAATGCGGGCAGACCAAGCACTCCCTGCACTGCGTTTCTTCCATGACGGCCAATATCGCGAACAGCTTCTCGCGTGCCTTGGCTCGTTAAAATGTCGCGCCAGCTTGGTTTGCGTTCTTCTTGGTATGCGGATAACTCCGACTCTAGTTGAGCACGAGTTTTGCCGCTGACCGGATCGACTTCACCAGGATCGCGGGCGTTAGCTTGTGGTTGATTGAATGTACCGCGCTCTAAATCAGCAATAGTCTCGTTCAATTGATCTTCGTTGTCGAAGTCGATCTCGGCTTCCCTGCCGTCTTTGAGCGTGATGGACGCGGTGGGCATTATTTGATTCTCACGCGCGTTCCGTTCGGCGTGGTGAATTCTCGCGGAGCGGTATTTCTTGGTTCCGCTTGTCGCTGCCCCGGATTACTTTGGTAGTAACCAGGAACGCCGGCGGAATTTCCGCTGGCAACATTTTCATATGCTGCCCTCAAGTCAGCGATAAATGTTCTAAGCTCTGCAATTGAATTCCTTCTTGCAAGATCATCCATATTGATGGATGGGATTTGAAGTTGCTGCAGTCGCTGCTCAAGATCGGATTGCGAACCAATTCCAGGAACCCGGGTTAAGCGCGTAAGTTGAGACAGGATGTTTCCTGCCTTCTGCTCGTGCGCTCCGTAGTTCTCTCCAAGCTGGCTAACTCGCCCAGCAATGGGGCCGCTGCCAAATGTTAACGACTTACCGATCTGCTCTATCTCGTCTAGGTTTCTCTCTACGCTAGACACATCGGCGAGCCTAAACTGCGCGTCCCGCATCGCTTTCTCATTGCCGGAGGACATCTTTGGAGCCTTTGGGGCACCCCACGGCTCACCCTGGTCTTGCGGGTCGTTTACATTGATTCGCATAACCTGAACTGATCCGTCCGGTAATACTTGCTCCTTAAATTGATAGTTCGGTTTTGCTTGCGGCGTGACCGGCCTCTCATACGGCCTTGCGCCCGGAACAACTTGCCGCGTCCCCCGTGAACCCATCCGCGCCACCACATTCTTGCCGTCAATGTTCATGGGCTCTGGGCTGCCGGTAAAGGTTTCCTCTTCAGGAGCTTTAGGCACCTCACCTTGCGCAGTCAAAATCTGCTGCATGATTGGGTCGATAGACTCTGGCGTGATTTGATCGCGTGTGATGCCGATCTGCTGAACAATTGGGAGCCCAGCATAGTAATCAGCGAGCTGCGCGAATGCCTGCGGATTGTCTTTGACTTGATGTAAGCGCATCACCCCAGCAGTGATGACTTTGCGTGCTTCATCCTGGTCGTATTTAGCTGCCGTGGCGGCGCGCTGCTTTGCTTGCGCTTGCGTCTCGGCAATCTGCGCTTCTTTCATGCGCGTATCGAGATTGAACAGCTCATTGCGCTGACGTTGCTGCTCAGGATATTCAGCTGCCGCACGGCGGCGATCATGAATGTCATTGCCTAAGTTGTAGCCTGCGAGTAGTGCGTTTTGGTATGGCATTAGTACCTCGGTCCGCGCCATCGAATGGGATTAAAACTGCCGTTCCGCCTGACTCCCTGGAACAGCGGATTGCGATTGGCCATGCGTGACGCGCCAATCCCGGCCAGCGTTCCGACTGCATCGCCCCAGGCGTTGTATTGCCCTTGAATACCGGATGCGCGGGCATCGCCAGCGGCAAGAATGTTCCTTGACTGTCCGGCAGCAAGGTTTTGATTGATGCCGGTGGTTTGATTGGCGGCATTCGCGCCCGCATTGGCGGTCTGCGCCGTGCCGCCTTGTCCTAGATCGGCAAGACCTGCTTGGCGATTCCAGTAGTTACCGAATTCGCGCGATGCTAAATTCGATTGCAGTTCACTTAAGGCGCGTAATGCATTACCAGAGAATGCCCCACCTCTAGCGGAAAGGGTGTTCTCAAGCCCGCGTTCTTGCTCGTCACGGTTCCACTGATAGCTTGGGTCAGTGAAGAAGCCGGACATATCTGGCGCACCGCCAGGCGTTCCCGCGACCGCACCATCGAATGGGTTTTGTCTGCTGCCCTCAAACTGTCCGTACCTATCCCAATGCTCGCGCAAACCGGCTTCGTCGTTTCCGTAAATCGCCGCAAGGTCGGGATTCTGCATTGCGTATCGGTTCGCATTGAATTCCCCTTGATATCCGGGGGTCGCAATGCCGGAGATTCTAGCGAGATTATTGATCGCGCCATAACCGATGCCGCGATACGGAGCGAAGTCAGTCCGCGTTTGCTGGTACTGCCTTTGCTGTTGCTCGCGGTCCGCATTCGCAATGCGCTCTTGTACTGCGTTGGCATCGGTCGCCGCTTGCTGCTGCGCTTTAGCGGCTTTGCTCGCGCCTTTCGCTGCAATTACCCCACCCGCGACCGTTCCTACAACTGCAAGTGCTAGTGGCATAAGCTCACCTTGTCGATCTTGTATCTCATCAATGGATAAAACTCACCACAGATAGGCCATTCGCCCGCGTCGCCGTCATACATGAACCCGGCGCGCATGGCGGCAAATAAGGCCGGTTTGTTAAGCGTTGGAATATAGGTCACTACTTCGCTTGCGCCATGCGTGAACATATATTGCAACGCCTCTTTACAGGCCTCGACGACATTGGTTTTCTTGTCTGGGAGAAACTGAGTGTGTAATTCATAAAGACCGTCGCCGCGATCCAAAAACACGAATCCACCGTCATCGAACGCTAGAAACACGTTGCCTTCATCATTCAGTATTTGAGTCGTATCGAAAGGCTCGGTCATCGGCCCGCATATCCATTTGTACACATCGGGATGATTTGAGATTGAGTTCAAAAATTTAGCATCGCGACTTACGCGCATATTGCTCTGTCCTGCACCCGCCGCCAGTTCGTACCATCGCTAAACGCAACTGTCTTGCCGCCGGTTTCATCGCGGACGTACACCGCCGATCCCTCGAAATTAGCTGCGGGCGGCAAGCTCGCCACCGTATAAGAAAACAGCTCCCACGGGCCAGTCGGCCTTGTTTGCTGGCACCAGCGAGAGAACTCAGGCGTGTCGGTAGGGATTTGCGCGGGCGGCCGAAGACTCATAACCGACCGCCAGTGACTTCAAGCAAGGTATCGGTAACGTTCACTTTCACGGCGTCCGATACGGACATCTTGTACACGCGCGCTTTGCCTTTAGCGGCCGACCCAAGCCGATTCCAAACAACCGGGTGCCTGTATTCACCCATGCGCCCCAGCGAGCGCTGCGGCAACGAGGTCCAGGTGCGGCCACTATCATCGGAATACTCAAGCATGATCTGCGGGTCAACTACCGCGACCGCGCCGCCAACACCCGTCTCGACAATAACCTCAAGGCGATGATGGAAGGCCCGCTCACTCTCCGTGTAGATGGGCTGATAAGTCCACTCGGCAATCTGTATCGACGATGCCTCCGCGTAAACGGCTGCATCAATAATGCCAAGGCGCGTGTCGATCCTATTACCTACGTAGTAGCGATCGTAAGCGAGCGCGCTATTGATCCAGATTGATCCGTCGTAGCCATACGATTTTTCTTCGTGCCACAATCCTGTGGCGGCGTCGTAGACGAACGTGCCTTCATCGAAGGACAGCTTGTAAAACAAATGCCCCTCATAACTTCTAACGGACGCTTTTGCCGTTGAGATCGTCATGTCATGCAGACGCTGCTCAATCGCATGCGTACTCACGCGCACCGGCGTGATGCCGTTCAATCTTCGCACCGTGAAGTCGCTGGCGAGCCAAAAAACGGAATTATCGAGCTTGGCGATGCTTCGCCCGTTCAAGCATCCAAGCTCAAAGAATCCGTTGATTGCGCGCTCGAATGGAAAGCCAGAAATACCGGTGTTCTCCCATAGCTCTCCGGTCTCCGTGCCGAGCAAAAGAAGCTGCCGATGATCGGCTTTCATTCCAACAAGATCGTCCGGCGAGCCTTCAGCCGTGAAGAAATTCAACGCACTGAATGATGTTGCGGTCCCAACGTCCGCGCCAAATACACGACCGGAACTAGGCTCTCGAAACAGCATCCAGTTATCAAGGAACTCAACATCAGCCGCACCGCGACTAGTGAAGTCCGCGTCTGATATCTGTCCGAATGTTGCCGTGCTTGGTGTGTAGTAATACGCATTGGGCGTATTAACGACCACCACAGTATCGACGTTATGATCCATGTCGATAGACTGCTGCGTCGGCGTCCCAATGCTGCCCACGAGCGTTGCAACATTCGAGCTGTCGATCCAATACAGATTTGTGCCATATACCGCAAAGAGCTTTCCGAGCCCCGCGTGTAGGCCGTAATTGGCTACGCTTGTGCCAACCGTGGCGGCCTGCGTAATGCCAGCCGATCGGTACAGTATCGACGGCGTATTCGCATCCGGCGGTAATTGCTCGATGAAGCAATTAACCAATCGCGAAGTCGATGACGGAATACTGCGAAGATTGTAGGAATGCAGCGGAAGACGAATGCTAGGCATCGTTTAAGATATTCCCGCGATTTCGCTGTCCCTCACCTAGCGGTAATCCGAGCTTGCAGTTAACCCTGTTCGCAATCACGGCCTTTCTCAGTAGGCGGGCCATGCCCTCTTGATAGCCATCGGCAATGTCAGGCGTGATTTCGCGGCCGTAGTCAGTGGCGAGTTTTACGCAAAGCGCATACTTAATGGCTTGCCGATCTTCCCAGGGAATTAAGAGCGTACCCGTTCCTGACGATTGAGGAGCGAAGCCAACATCAACGCCATCGCCAGCAAGCTCGCCCATCATCTCGTTGAACGTCACGAGGCCATCGGCACCTTGCTCGGGGGACGCCTCTTGCCCTTCCGATAAGACGCCAATCTTTCTAAGCGCGTCCCCTATGAATTCAGCGTAGGTCGTCATCGCGGCACGAAGTCAAAAAGCACGTCAAATCCGATATTCCCGACCGAAGCGACGGCCCCTTGAACAATGCGAATCCCAGTCCCATACCTTACTGGCACTCTATAGCCACGACATAAATCAATCGGCGTATACGTGCCCGCATTAGTTTCCTCACTAAAGACAGAGCATTGCGCCAACACCGCGCCCGCCGTCGCGCCGCCTGTAGGGGTAAGCCTGGCGGTAACGCGAGTCAAATCTATCGGCTGCTCATGATCGAAGGCAGAAATAGTGCAGGCCGTGAGACTTGTCCCGCTCGCCGTTGCCGCTGTCCCACCCGTTCCAACGGCCGTTGTTCGCGTTAAAAACAAATCAACCGCAACCACGCCGGTCACCGCTACCGCGCCGGAAACAATAGGCACGCACTGAACGATGTTTAGCGTTTGTCCATTGTTCACATTAAAAAGATCGAAGTAGACAAGGCTCGCGCCGACTGCCTGAGCAGGGACAAATAATTTGTAAAGCATGATCGCTCCAAAAAATAAGGGCCGGTGACAGTCCCGGCCCAAGTGATAAGAAACAATCAGCTCGTTGCGAACGGAGTCGCCAATGTACCGGCACCATGACATACGCCATGGATAACCCATTGCGTTGTTGAGATTGCCGTTACAACATAGCGCTCACCAAGCAAGCCGCCCTTCGTTGCCCCATCGGCGGACAAGGCCACAATGGTTGTGCCATCAGCCTCGAAGTAATCGCCAGACTGGGCGACCGTCACATCGCCCATGATGATGCCGCCAACGAGAAAAACCGTTGCGGCGCTGGTAATCACTTTGTACGCATTTGAAGTCACGGCAACCGTTGCCAGGAATTCAAATCGCATCCCTTCAATCGGGGTCGGCAGCGTATAAACCACACCGGCCGCGCGATCCAAGAGGCACAAAGAACCAGATTCTTCAGGCAATAGAGTTCTAGTCGCCCCCACGCTCTGAATAACTTGCTGGTGAAGCCCTGGCGCAGCGCATCCCGTAGGATTGCCGTTGCCCAATCGTTCAAGATTTGCAGAAATAGCCATGTTTATTTACTCCTCTTAACCAGCCGCGCCAATCATGCGGCACGCCCACTCTGAGCGTAATGCAGACAGGCCATACAGAATATCGACGCGCATCAGTAATTCATCATTACGAATATCCGATGCCATCCATACCCGCAACGATAAATTGTCTTGCATTGTTCGCACGCACTTCTGCGCATCATCCATCAGCGGCAAGGCTGCCGTGGTGAATTGAAACGCCTCTTTGTGGTACATCAATTGCTGGACGTAGTTCGTCGACGCTGACCCAACGAATGTAATGTCATCATTGTCGGTCGGTTGACCGGAACAGTTTTGACGCGCATCGGTCGTATCCCAGATAACAGCCGGCGTAAAGACAAGGTTAGTTGTCGTACATCCTGCGGAGCACACGAATTGCTTTAAGTGCGCGTATGCTACTTTAGTTTCTGGGTGGACTTCATACGTGCCCTCGATGGTAAACACCATTCCCGCCACCGGCGCGGCCGTGAAGCCATCGACAGTCAGGGAGGTAATACCGCTCGTAAGAGTGCCCGCGTTGATCTCACCGGCAACGTCTGCGGAATTCGGCATGGTCCACATGCGGTCATTCTCATAGAAGTCAGCCATGCCGGTGCGCGCGATCAATCCTTCTCTGTATTGCTCAGAGATGTCTTTCGACGGATTGGTTAGCGCCTTAAGACCATTCGCCAGCTTTCCCATTGCAACGGATTCCATTTGTACAAAACGGTTCCCATCTTTTGGCGCAAGATTTTGATTAAGCCGGGCGCGAGCCGCGCCAATCGGATCAAGATCAGTGATCGCCGTACCTGCCGTGCCAACTACATTGGCGGCGGCCTTGGTCCAGTACGCAATAGCATCCGCCTCGATACCCGAGATCAAGCCCTTTACCGCCGGGGTAATGTAGTTCTTGCTCAGATTGTCGAAACGCCCAGGATTATCGACAGACTGAATTAACTCTTGCGAGTTAAAGCGCATGTCAACGTGGTCCTGAGTTGCAACCGTAATGGTCTGAGTTGCCTCGTTCTGGTCCTGAACATCCATCACGCGCGATCCTTGGGTGCGCTTGTATACGTTCGGTTTCTTCACGCGAAGCGTTGAGCCGTGATGGGCTCCGGTGGCATCGAAAGACTCATCATACTGACGGTCTACCGTGCCGATTGCTTGCAGCGCCTCGTGTGCGACACGCTGCGCTTCTTTTGCCACCAAGTCAGTGACTGCAAAAGCATTAGCCATGATTATCTCCTAGCTGCAATTTGTTGCCTCCGTCGCTTGTTAAATTCAGCCTGAGAAAGAGCCGGATCATTCCAGGCTTTTGACGGCGCGGAATCATTCGCTTCAATCTTTGGCGACGGCGGAGGAGCCTTACTAATAACAACCGGAGGCGCAACTACAGGCTTAATTTTTTCAGCCTCAAGCTTCGCCTCAATTCGTCCGATTTCGCGCGCCTGTTGAAACGGAGAAAGCTGTGCAATCTGCATAGCTTTCTCCTCATTCTCGGCTAGGTAGTAGGTGATCTCGGGCGCAATCTCGCTCTCCAAAATGACTTCCGCCATTTCTGTAGTGCAAGCCCAGCTTCCAATCCGTGCGCCTTCAATTACCTTCTCGCTGTAATCAGGATGTGTCTTGATAAATTCCTCTTGACGGGTGAGGAAAGTTCTTTGCTTTTCCTCGGTCGTCGCCTTCTGTCGCTCGGCGGCCAAGACTTCCCTGGCTTTTCGTGCGGCGACTTCTTCGATGAATTTATCCTCATCAAACCCAACATCTTCCCGCGTAAGAGGCTTCAGCGTCTCGCTCGCTGGTGTTTTCGATTCAGGTTGAACCTGTCTATCTCTTTCGCGTAGCTCCCAGGTCAGCCGATCAATTCGCTTTTGCATCTTTGCAAGCGAGTCTTCATCGACTTTATTCGGGGGCTGTGCTTTAACTTCCGGCGTCTCAACTACAGGGGTCTCGACAACGGGCGTCTCTACCGAAGATTCAGTATCAGTCATACATCACCATTTACATGTGGAAAAACGCCACAAGTCGTTTAGGCATGGCCAACCGGGCCAAGACGGTTATTCGCTCGCAATCATCAACAGCATGGCCATGAAGTCTTCCTCCTCGGCCATGCGATCGAACTCTCTTTGTAACCGCTCAAGATTGGCGCGGCTCTGCTTTAACTGGGCGGACTTAAGCGCTTCCGATACTTTATCGGAGACCTCGCCTATCGGCACCGTGCTTTGGTAGCGCTTAACAAGCCCCTTCAGTCGCTCAATATCCTGTCGCTCAGCGTCCTTTTTCTCTTGAGACTGGATGAGCAGCGCGATCTCGCGATCAACCTTATCGGCGATCCGCTCGCGCTCATCTTCAATTTCGTCAAGCTCCTGCTGACGCATGCGGCGACGCTGGTTGTGATACTCGAAGTCGAAGAAGAATCCGCCGCCACCAGACTCTGACTGCGCAGAACCAAGGCTGACGACAATCGCAACATTAGATCCCGGCGCGACTTCCGTTCCGCTCGTCGGGACCTGACTAATGACCAGCCCAGCTGCGACGACTGCGCTATATGCCGTCGTAACAGAGACCGTTAAGCCTTCGCCCTCAATCTCCGTCGTGGCGCTAGCTTCGCTCTGGCCGATGACATCGGGAACAATGACGCCAACATCGTCAAATAGGAAAGAATCGACATTGAACGCGTCCGTTGAGAATGCATCAGAGTGAAACGCACCGAGGGCCACTTAGCCCCTCCACTTATCGCCGACTGCTCCGGTTCCGAGAATAGTTGTCGCGTTCATTGATTCCGCATTGGCGTCTACTTGGTTTGCGACTGTGAACGTAAGCTGATCCGTTTTTGCCTTGATGGCCGCAATTTCTGTGTCGAGGAAATCGTCAATCGTATTCACAGACGCCTGCGTCGCGAGACTCGTCAGTGCGCCGGCATCGGGTAACAAGTCAGTTACCGCTTTAATTGCGGCGATCTCGGTATCAAGGAAGTTATCAACCGCATCAAGCGCGGCGGCAGTGGCGAGCCCGCTTTGTAGCTCTGTCGTGAGATCGGCAGCAGCAGCGGCAGCGGTCATGACGTTCGCAGCCATTGCGCCAACGCTTGCATCCATGCGGCCAGAGACGAGTGCGGCAGGAATACGGCCGTCTAAGGTCGTTCCGGTGTCAACGAGAATCGCGTCGATGTCGGTCTTGCATTGCTCGCCGAACGTTCCGGCGGTTGTGTGCCCGGCGGTGGCCTCGTCCCAAACAGCATCGGCGACTTCCGCAGCCGTGGGAGCGCTTGCGCCCGGAATCGTTCCGAATGGCCAGATGATGAATACAGATGTGTTGTCAGGGCTGGTTATCCAGTTTGTGTTTACAGAGGCGGCCTTAGTCGCGCCAACGTAATCACTGATGAACCTGGCTTGACCTACACCTGTTCCCGCCGTTATTTGGATGTAGGTGTTGTTGTAGAAATCATCAGTCGCATTTGCCGACGCATCAAGCGTGATCGTCCCGGGAGCCCCAGCTTGCGCCGTGTTACTGCGAATAACCGCGAGGTTGTCTACGTCGGTGTAGCCGGTCCCGTCGAAGTAGGCTTCGCAGTTGTCCGCTGCGGACGTATCCGATGAAATTGCGCCGACGTTGCAGTCCATTCTGCCGCCGACCAATGCGGCCGGTATGCGCCCGTCAAGCGTTGTGCCTGTATCAACCAAGATTGCCGCGGTATCGACTTTCACCGCCGCCACGTCCGCCGATACCGACGCGCCGGCAGGAGCGCCAACCCGCGTATACACAGAGTTAACAAACCCTTCTAACTGGATATAACAGCCGATCACCACCATGCCGGTGACGGTTCCGTGAACCAGCACGCCAGGAGCGCCAGTGGCGCACGCGGCATCCGGTAAATCCAGGCGGTAGAAGCCGTTACCAATATGAAGAAACCCGCCGTCCGTGTGGGCGGTGGTCAATGCGGCAAGAGTGGCTTCCGTGATGTCCGTTGACGCAGCACCCTCGCGCCGATACTCCAAATCAATGCCGGCCGTGTTGAACACAACACCGGTTTCTGGCGTGCCGTCGGTCGAATCCACAATACGGATTGTGACGCTAACGTCCGTTGTGCCAGGGAGTATTTGATAGGTGATCATTTATCCGCCGTGGTAATTCATCATCTGCCGAAGGATCGATCCTCCACCCCCGCCTGCGCTTTCAATGAAACTAATTCCCGCCCCGGTCCACTGACCTACACCGGTCCACGTGAACGCCGTATTTCGCGTACCAGCCGCATCGGTGCGTGATTGGTTGTAGTTGTTGTTCGCATCACTATCTTCAGTCCATCCTGTCCCGGGAAGTCCGGTTTGGCTGACGTAGCCGTGGTAGTGCGCGAAGCAGTGAGCGGTAGCACTGTTCACTAAATCACCGGCATCGGGCGACACAAAGGTGTCGCCGACTGCCTGCGTGTAGTCCTCTTCGGTAATTTCGCCGGTGTCGGCGTGGATACCCCAGACATCAATCTCGCAGTAAGGCCGGGATGCGCCGAAGGTCGCTGTTACCGTATGGCTCGCTCCAGGAGAACCGATCTTCACCCACCCCATTTCTTGGTGGATATCGTTGTTGAACGTGTTCGAGAAAACGCCCTTCTCAGTAAAGCTGCCGGAGCTTTTGTTATCCGAAAACGTGATCGTTGACGCCGCGCCTTCGTGACTACAGGCGACAACAATGTGCGTGTAGCCGGTCGAGTCAAACGTCAGCGCAAGTGAAGCAGCCGGTGTTCCTGAGGTGTCCTGATTGACGCCGAAATAGGTACGCGTGTATGCCACTAGAGCGCGCCCACCGAAACCGAATGAAAACCAAAATTAGCCAACGTCACACCAGGCCGAGCAAAGCACATGATTCCAGCCATTGAATTACCCGCATAAAGCGATGTGCTTTTCGTTGCGACGGTGGATCCGTTCCATTTAACAGCGATTGTGTTGCCGACCATCTCAGCGCGGAATACATCGCCGTCCTGTGGAGTGGCACCGATGCTTCCGCCAGTCGTGAACGAGTCCACTGTGACGTCGTTCAGGGCACCATTCCAATGGACTAGCTGTAGGGACGAGCTGCGGTGTTCGCAGAGCACTTCCAATAGATCAAGATCGCCATTCGACCCGGCGGCGCGAACGATCAGTTGCGCTTCGTGCGAAGCGCCGCCGTCATAGCCAGCGCTTGACCGGTAAATAACGGCTTCGACGTAGTGATCAGCGGACCCCGTGTCCCAAACGATTAAGCTGTCGTCGTAGTCGTTGACCGATATCGTCGTGCCGATGCAATGCCCGTCAAGAGCGCGCATATCCCCCCAGTCTCCAAAGAAACTGGCACCGCCTAGTCCACCTGTCGGGGCGTACGGGTTTTGGTTGCTGGCAAAACTATCAATGAACAAGAAAGGATCGACGACATAGCGTCTTCTTCCTGGCGCGTGAACATTCGACGGCATTACTGAATCGTGCTGACTAACTCGCCGTTAATCCGCTCGGCGCTCACGTTCTTCTTTGAACCGTCGTCGTACTCGATCTGTCCTTGATACTTACCGCCCACCCGCTTGGCGCGAACGCTCTTCGCTTTTGGCTTCGGCTTATTAAGCTCCCTGGTCTTGCTAACGACGACATCGGCAGCGCTTGATAAGAACTCTTGCGTCTCGGATTCAACGCGCTTCACGAGTTCGTCGATCTGTGAGATAGCGGACTCGGCATGCTGTTTCACTTGCTCTGCCTGCTTGCATTCCATATCGACTTGCAGCTCTTTCACGTCGATGTTGGTCGCCATGCTCTGCAATTCGGCTTTCTTTTCAGCGACCAGCTTCTCAAACTGAGCCTGCATCGTCTTGAAGTTCGCCTCCTCGGTCTTCAGGTTTGCCAACGCCACCTGCACTTCGGACTTAGCCGACTTCGCGGTAGCAGTTTCCTTCTGCGCCTCGATCGCGGCTTGTTCAACCAGCTTGCCCTGCTCTTGCAGCATCTGGCCCTGCTGCTCCACTTGCGCCATTGCGGCCTGTACTTCAGGCGGAAGCTTTTTGTCGGCATTCAAGTGCTGTTGGATTTGCGGCGGTAGCATTAGCCGCCGACGCTCGGCGATCTCATCTGCGTAAGGAACATCGAGTGATTTGTAAACGAGATCGGCCGATGTGGCCATTAGCCCCTCATCATTCGCAGCCATCTGCGTAAGAATCTCGGCGGCTTCCTGCCTGCGTGTCGCGAAGCTCGGCCCCTGTGTGACAGTAAGATCGAATTTACCGCGACTCAAATCATTAAGCACTTTGCCGCTCGCGTCCGGCTGATTCACCGTGACGTATTTCTCGGATAGATCGGACCCAAGAATACGAAGATGCCTTTGCGTATCGAATATCTTCGGCACTAAATCATCAAGAATCTTGCCGGTTTGCTGAGCGGCCTTGGCCATGTTATCGGCATAATTGAACGTAACAATTTGCCCCTGCGCTTCCCGGCTACGGATCGCAACGCCAGACGTTTCATTGCTACGATTGCCGAGCGATGCATCATAAATGCCAGTGACCGCCTTGATCTCCTCAGAAGCAAGCCGGACTTCCTCGATCAGCGCAATTGGTACGTCAGCCCCGCCAATTCTAATTGGCGGCCCCGGCGCTTGTGGGTCATGATTGTAGATCATGAGCGGCGAGTTCTCTGCGGTCGCCATAGCCCATTCTTTTTCTAGTCCAAGCGCCTGATGGGCAGTAGCCCACACCTGCGACAACGGAGCCCGCGCAATTGATTCAATGACCGATGTACGGCTGCCGTTGTAAGAGCGCTGCGGGTCTTTTGCGAAGCGCGTGAGACCGAACCAATACGTCTTGCCGTTGATTACAACGCGCTCACCATAGACGCGAACCCAGGGAAAGAGCGACCCAGCCCACTTCGCGGGCTTGGTGAGTTCGGCTTTACCGGAATAGATCGCTGAATAGATATCGTGACACGTCGTCTCCCGCTCTTTCACGACTTGCAATCCGCGTCTCAATACCTCACCAAGCTCACTCGAATCGACGGTCTTGCCATCGTTCAGTAAAAGCAGCTTCTTTTTGACCGGGACTTTGTACCAGTGCTCCGCAATACGGATGCGGTCATCGTCCTCCCATTCCTCGTCGTCCTCATCGTCAGTCTCAAAATCCACTTGCTCGGCATCCGGCCAGCTTGCCTTGTACAGCTCCTTGTCGATCTTGTCTGTATTGACCCAATAACCAGCATCCGCACCGGTCATGTCAATTGCTGCGGGATCGCAGTAGACGGTTAGCGGATTCTTGATACCGCGAATGAAGATATCCTGATCGAACGCAGTGTCGGACGAGTACTCGGTCACGATGCGCCATGCGGCATATCCGCCGGTCACCTGATATTCGGCGGCGCTGTCCATCACCGATTCAAAATCACTGACCGATGCGATATTGCGCAGGATGCCTTCGCGAGTCTCCGCTAAATCCTTGTCACTATCTTCTGTGGGCCGCAGCTTCCATGCGGGGCGATTCTGTCGCATCTCGTTAACGATGCGCTTAACCGTTGGACGTATTTTATTGAACTCATACTTTGGCCGATCCGCGCCGCGCGCCGACGTAAGCGCCACGTCCCACTGCTTACCGGGACAATGCGTGAATTCCATGTCATCCGTGAACGCATCGCGGTTCTCCCTATCTGCTTCAACGCATTTCTTGTAGCGCTTACGCACGAGGGCAATCCTGCCCTTTACGTCTTTAAGCGTGTCTTCGGAATGCGGCATAGAACTTACTTGCGTCAATTGTCTTGTCGTTACTGAGTTGATCGGCTATCAAGGATAAATACCTGAAGCCATCCGAGCCGTGCGACTCGTCGTCATGCTTCGGTGTCGAGCCCTGCCCCTTAGAATCCACGCGACGGCGATAGCGGCCCAATCTATTGAGCAGATCGGCCGCATTATCCTTGTCGATATACACTCGCGGAAATACTTCACGGGCCTTGCGTATGCCCTGCTCGATCTCAACGTTATCGACAATCTCAGTGTCCCAACCTAGCTTCTGAAACTGCTCTTCGGCGCTCGCACCAAGCGGATTACTCGCTGACGTCAGCGTCTTCGCGCGACCATCATGCGGCAACCATAGCTTGCCAAAGCTGAGCCTTAGCTCGCGGAGCTCTTGGCTGTAGCTTGGGATGTCCCTCGCTCGATCCTCGATGTAGCGAATCACCCGCACTTGCGACGCAACGGACTGCACCAAGAGCAATGCCATGTAATCGTTGTAGCCGAGGTCGCACACCACATGGACCTTGAGCATGGGATCGTACGGTACCGCTGTTAAGCGGCCAGAAGAACGTAGCGCCGATACTTCCTTGAAGTAGATCGCACCAACTACCGCAGGGCGCGGATGCCCCTCGTAGATATGCATGTAGCTGTTGTTATCCTTAGCGCGCATTTGCTCGCGCCTCGCAGTGAGCACTTGCGAGCACCAGGGATTATCCTGCCAATTCATCTTGGTGATGATTGAATCCGGCGGCGTATTGAGAACAAATTCCCTGTAGACAAAATCAGTATCCATCTCTGGATTGAAGCTAACCCATATCTCGGAGCCCGGCGAGCGAATCGTGGGCTCCAATATCTCCCAGCTTCGCGCGGTAATCGTCTGCGCTTCCTCAACCCAACATATCGTGATGCCCTCAAAGCTCTTGATGCTGGTTTCGGTCTGGCCGCTCAGTCCGTGAAAGCTGATCTTTGTCCCGTTCTTTCCATAGATGTAGTTCTGCTGAACATCATAGAAGTCCTGCATGCCAAGCAGCTTGATTTGATCGACTAGAGTCTGATAGCACGATTCCGCTATCGACTTCTGTACTTCGCGAGTACAGAGAATGCGCTCGCACTTTGCACGACCGCGTACAAGCAGCATCCGCGCGATCGACCAAGACTTTGCTGAGTCTCGCCCGCCATACAGCACCTTAAAGCGCGCGGGCGGTACAAGCGTATCGCTAGCTTTCTTTGGGAGGTCTATCGTGAGTTGCGTCAATGGCTCGAATCACTAGCTCTTTAATACTGATCGGATCGCTATCATCATCGCCGACAATCGGCTGCGGTGCTTTGCCCTCAACACGATCAAGTAACTCTTTGAAGCAGCCTAGATCGCCATTCTCGGCTCCGACTAAGATAGACTCAGCAATGCGCGCAGCTCGCGCAGGGTCTTGCACGAGCTTACGGCGAATAGCATCGCTAATAATGCGAGTACGCTTCGTTGCGTTCTGATTGCCTGGTTGCGCGCCAGTAGTTGCCACTTGATTCGAATCCTAACTAGACTGATCGGTCTAATGTTTGCTGCGATGCAGCATGCAGGGAAACCGCATCAATTAAGCAAAACCCATCATGCCTTGCTACTCGCTTAATCTCCTCAGCCGCTACCTTAATATCCGGCTCGCCATACCCATCAACCGAATACTGCTTGGCATCCTTCGATAATCTGATGGAAAGAGCTCCACATGCCTTCCTTTTTATGTGGCCGCCTTTATCGAACAAAGCATCGGCACGCCAAATTGGTTGATTCTCTTTTACATCAAAAGAACGAGTGACCCTAATGGCTTTACTGTAGCTCTTGAACGTCACGTGATACCCACTAAATTCCGCACATCGTAGCGGTAAGTACCGCGATATTGCGTCGATAATCCATTATCGCGCTCTACTGTGAGCACCTTGCCCTCGCTGTCCTGGTTGTTATCCACAATCGCGTTGTTGGCTGCTGTGAGCGTAATGTTCACGGAGCTTGCGGCTGAGACGCTGGTCCAGCCCAGAATTTGCGTGTCGTTCGCGCCGTCGATGCGGTAGCGGATACTTGTAGGCGTGCTAGCGACCCAATCCTCAGCCGAGTCGTCCCAGAATTTCACAGTCACTGTGAACGCCGATCCTTCGGAGATTTCCTTGCGCGTGAGGCGATCATGAAACGAGATGCGCATTTTTTGCAGGTCCCCACGGATCAAATATCGCGATAGCTATATCAGCGGAATCATTGATGCTTACCGAAACTGGCCTGCCGTCCGAGAAAAAAATCTCGGGCACATTGCCGTGTTCATCGCATAAAACGGGGCAAACATGCGCAACAGTACAGGCAGCGTCCGCGAAAACTGACACTTTGTCTGTAGTTCCCGGCTCAAAAAATCTAAGCCGAGCATACCCGAGCAGCTCATGCCTAGCCGCAAAATCATTAAGCACCCGCCGCTTCTGCACTCATTGGTCGCGGAGATAGCGCGCAACTAAGTCGCTCAGGTCAGAAAATTTCATTTTGCGATGATTGTGTCGAGTGACGAAAATCCTATGTTAGCGGTAATCTAACAAAACGGTTCGGGGATTACAACTAATAGCCGATCTCAATTTTTACCGCATACTCCGCGCGCTCTAATCTCGCGTAGTAATTTTGGCAACTTACGCCAAGCCGTTTGACCTTTTCCCGCGCCGATCCGCCCTTGAGGTAATGCAACAAGATCATATCGCGGGAGGCGCGCTCGGTAACGTAGAGCTTATTAACGGCCCGCTCTACAAGCTCGCACTGTACGGGGATTGTCGTTCGCCCGCCGGTTGCGCGGCCGGTAATTGCGCTATCCCACACGGATTGCTTTGGCCAGGTAGGCAACTCGCCACGGTTGAGGCTAGCCCAATGCGCTAGGGCCGCGCGGGTGGATGCCAGGATACTATCGCGAGTACGCGCTAAGCTCATTTATTGCACTGCACAAACTGTAAACCTTTAGGGAGTCGGGATATCTAGTGCGTTACGTAGCTCGTTTGCTACCGTGGATATAGATTGCGCCTTTGCTGGGCTGGCGTATATGAGGCGATTGCTGAATCAGGCATGAGGCGAAACCTTAACGCCCCTAGCGGTTTTATATACAGTGGTTCCACGTGGAGCTTTTTAGGTGGCGGCGGGCTTGGTCAGCGGCCTAGCTGCGCCCGCGCCGTGCGCAACTGCTCACATTGTTGCGGAGCCTACGCGATGGGCGGATTATCCCCGACGTTTCGCGAAAACGTCAACATTATTGAAGCACAACATCACTATCGAGTACCGGCTTATGCTCAATAATAGAGATGACCGCACCATCAATCGTGCCTTGCCACCCTGCCTGAGTTTGAGCGGCGGCCCACACATCATCCACCGAAACGCCAGCGAAGAAATCATTGACCAGCCTGCGGTGAGCCCGATCAACAGACATCAGTAAGCAATCCGGGCGCGCGCTCACATAAACAGCCACCACCTTGCTCATTGCCTTTGCCTCTCTTTGATGATCTTGCGCCAGTGCGATTGCGAGTAGCCAAGGGGTAAATATGCTTTGTACGGCTCAAAGCGCTGAGTTGCGGCTATCCAGGTAACGCCGTAAACCCACTCGCCTGATGCGCGCTTACTCATACCTTCACTTCCCCTTTCTTAGCCCTTCTGGCCAATCCGCCCAAGCGCCCAAGCTCGCGATAATCAACATCGCGGCGTTTAGTTGGTCCAGTTTTGAGCCCGCCCTTTTTACCGGCGCGGGCTTTTTTGCTGAGTGTCACGAATTCCCACCATTACTTAAGCCGTACCCGTACCCGTACCCGTACCCGTACCCGTACCCGTACCCGTCCCCGTACCCGGACCCGTACCCGTCCCCGTACCCGGACCCGGACCCGTCCCCGTACCCGTACCCGTACCCGTCCCCGTACCCGTACCCGTCCCCGTACCCGGACCCGTACCCGGACCCGGACCCGTCCCCGTACCCGTACCCGGACCCGGACCCGTCCCCGTACCCGTACCCGGACCCGGACCCGGACCCGTCAAGCGTTAGATTAAGCTCCATTTTGCACCCACCACATCAATTGTAGAAATTAACGCACGCAGGGGCGCGCGCACCGTGCCGACCTTATCCAGCTTGGTCGAGCTAAGCGGGCCAAGCACAAGCTCGCCTAGGCCCTTAGTTGTGCCCCAAATACGCAGATTATGGGCATTTTGGATAAGCACAAAATCGCCTTCGATGCTTACCTTTCCGACATACACAAAGCCGCGATCTAGCACGACAATCTTGATGTCGCCTTTTGTATCTGGCACCGCATCGGCTCGGATGTATTTCACTTCGTCAATCGTTATCGTTTCTGGTTTGCTCATTTGGTATCTCCTGGTTAGTTTCGACTCACGGCAATACTGCCGAAAGCGCAAGCATATCACAATTTCGGAATGTACCTACAGAAAGTGCTTGCGCTATTGCTTGCGCTTCGCTTATATTCTCTCCCACTGAATCGCAACACACACCGGAGAGATGACATGCAGACCATGAGCACACACGAGTTAGCCCCGATGGCAGCACGTCAGTTTGGCGCTGACTACCGGACCACCAACGGCGTTACCTGCGTTGGCAACGGTGTCACACAGCAAGAGCTTGACGAGATGATCGCCGAGCTGGTCGCCGAGGGCAACAAGCCATCAGCAATCGACTTTAAGGCGCTCGCCTTGCTGCAAACAGAGGGTCACGGCAATGTCTAAAATCTACGTATGGAGCAATTGAAATGAAATTCACAACACTAAATAAAATCCGCGAATGTGCCCCTTGCTCGGATGGCTGGGCAAAGCTACTCGCACACCTTGGCAAAACATCGGCAGACGATGAGCCGCTGCCGTTTTCGGTCATCGTCGCATCAAATGGCCTAGATGATGCGCTGTGGGCCATGAGATCCGCACCAGAATATGATCGTGAGTGGAGATTGTACGCGGTTTGGTGCGCTCGCCAAGTGCAACACCTTATGACTGATCCACACAGCATTGCGGCGCTCGATGTCGCTATGCGGTTTGCAGATGGCGAGGCGACGCACGAGGAGCTGGCTGCTGCCTGGGATGCTGCCTGTGCTGCCAGGGATGCTGCCAGGGCTGCTGCCAGGGCTGCTGCCAGGGCTGCTGCCTGGGATGCTGCCTGTGCTGCCGGGGATACTGCTGCCTGGGATGCTGCCTGGGCTGCCAGGGATGCTGCCAGGGCTGCTGCCAGGGCTGCTGCCAGGGCTGCTGCCTGGGATGCTGCCAGG